TTTTTCTATATCTATTAATAATATACTCTGGTTCGTTTAGTTTAGTGTTTAATATAGAGTAGGTTATATAAGAATACAAGAACTCTTCAAACATCTTATTTACAGTAACTAATGAATCATCTCCATTTTCCATACCATCAGAAACATATTCTAATACAACTGATTTATTACCAGCTCCTGAACTAAAATTAATTACGCCACCTTTTTTGTCTATTTTGAAGGTAGGTAATGCATTTGCTGTTTCTGTATTTAAGCCATAAGAACCACCAATAGAAAAGTCAAAATACCAACACCCTTCCAAACAAAACCCATAGTAACCATAATAAGGGCTAGTCTCATTTAGGTATTGGCTTCTAGTAAGTCCAGCTATTCTGTCTAGTGTAATCTGAGAGTTTTCAGGGCTTAATACATTACCACTTGAATCAAATAATAAGTTGTTGTTATTGTCTTGCAAGTAAGCAGAAGCATAATTAGTTTGAATGTTTTCACTTAAAGGAAATAAAGTTCCATTGTGATATATAGAGATTCTTACCCAGTTTACAAAATCAGACGGAAGTATGTATCTTAAGTTGTCTCCAACATTTAGTTGAAGTATTTTAATTTCTTTAAATGCATCATAGTTTAGTTCTTGTATAGCTCTTTTAGCGTGAAACAAAACTTGATATCTATCTATATTGTTAATTAATTTGTTGTTACCAACGTACATTAACATATAGTTATTTACGATATCCTGTAAAGAAACATATTGGTAAGAACCCCAGTTAGCATTCTCAGGAACATTCCCATTGTTTTCATAATATTGATATTGTGATATATAAGCCATTAACTATTTTCTTGTATGGTTTCTAGATTCTCTTGTGTGGTTGCTGCTTGAACAACTTCAGGCTCTCTAATTGATAATCCAGCATACTTTAATATACTAATAACTAAATCTGTTTCGTCAGATAAAGGTAGTTCAAAGTCTTGAAAATCTGCTTGAGACTGATCAAACAATGGCTGACCTCCTGTTAGAGTTTGGTAGGTCCACTTAGGGTCTTTTGGGTATCTAACATACTGAGTTTGTAAATCAGACACTCCAGATATAGTGCTAGGGTAAGCAGTAACATTATCCCCTTCTAACACATAAGCTGGGTATTGTGTAGTAGGAGCTGTCAAATTAGAATTAGTTAAATAAAATATTTTATTTTGATTAACTCTCTCTACTTCTGCAATGTTCTTGTTGTTGTAAATTACATAATTTTCTCCGCTTACTATTATGTCACTACTTAAAGTAAGTGACGTATTAGCAACTGCTGTTATAAAAGCAGATGTAGAGTCAGTGGTATTAACCACTATGTTACCTGCACTCACAACACCTAAAAAGTTAGCATCAACATCATCTAATTTTCCTACAGTAGTTCCCGTAGTAGTTCCTGAAGTTAATTGATTAGGATAATAGAATATCTTATTAATAATATAATAATCTAAAGGCAGTGAATATATGTTAGCATTAACTCTAGTTAAGAATGACGTAACTGAAAAACTATCTAATACTTCTTCTAATCCTTTTTTAATATCTGCATAACCTGTGCCAGATAATCTACCTAGTCGATTGTTCTCCTTGTTTATTTGAGTATTATACTGATAAAAGTAATCTTCAAACATATCTAGCTGCGCTTGTTTTGCAAAAAGGTTAAAGTCAGCTGGTGAGATGTATCCGTAATTATTTTTATTCAGTATAGAAAGAACAGTATTTCTAACAGAATTTATCATCTAAAATCTTTTCATACAAAGATAAGCAAAAAAAAAGAGCCTCTAGTAATAGAAGCTCTTGTGTAATTTAAATATATATATATTATAAAGCGGCTATAGAAATACCTATTACTTTGTTAGGTAAAACAGATACATCGTGAGAAACATCCGTCCAGCTAGAAGTATAACCTTTAACTATTCCTTCTTCAATCAAATCTCTAACTGCTTCACTTCCTGAAGCAACAGGAGTGTGTGTTAAAGTGATTGTGTCTAAAGAACTTGCTTTGTCATAAGTTATTTTAACAGTGCTAGTAGTAGCTTGTTCTACTAATAAAACTCCTGATCCAGAAACCAATTGACCGTTGTTAACAGTTGATGAATGAATAAAAAAGTCTAAATCAGCTGCTATTGGTGTAGTTCCACCATCTAAAGCTGTTAAAGTAACATTATTATTGTCTATTTTGCTAGCAACTAAAAAATATTTATTAATACCTGCTGCGTCTACGTGAACAATATCCCCAATAGACACATTAGCAAATGCATTGCCAGTAACTGTTAAATCTGCAGAACCAACCGCAGTAACAGACGTGTCGTTTACAACTTCCTTATATACGGGTACGTTTAAAAACTTCTCCATATCTTAAGCTATTGCGATTCCGCTTACCGCTAGCGGTAAAGAATCCATTTCTAAAATAACTTCAGTCCATTGTTGTTTCAATACTTGAACAACACCATCCTGAATAGCATCTCTCATTTCTTCGTTTCCTGAAGCTGCTGTTGCGTGAGTAATACTTGTTACTTTTCCCCCTCCGTAAGTGACTTTTACTACAGTTGTAGAGAATTGTTCGATTAATTTAATGTCGTTACACGAGACTAATTGTTTTTGCTCGTTTGTAACTGGTATACTTAAAAACTTTTGCATAGTTTAAAAAATTAAGTGGTTAATAATCTTACAAAGATAGCCTATTTTTCTAACATATCCTGGAAGGCTTTGTATATGTCAATGCCCTCATCTTTCTGAAAGAATGATGCCACTGTCTGTACGTGCTCTTCTCCAAAAGGAATAGTTAAAAGCTTGGTCTTTTTAGTCTTAAGATTATAATAAACATCCTTACCGTTGTTTCTTAAGCTTAATAATCCTTTATCAAATACTTTCACTACGGTATCTTGTAGTTCCAACATTGGGTCATTAAGAGCATCTAAGAAGTCTTCCGGATGATTTTTAGCAAATAGTATAATGTCTCTTTTTAATTCTGCAGTAGTCAAATTACCCACTCTAAGTTCTAAGAATACTCTACCTAAAGTTTCCATTTGGTCTAAAGTTAATTCAGAAGCTTGTTTAAATGCTTTTGCCTCAATCTCTAAATAATCTACTTCTTTTTGAGCATCTGCTTCCTTGTCTACTTCCTCAAAAACAGAACCATTGTCTGGATGGTAATGTAAAAATTCCTGTAATACAGGATTGTTTTTAGGAACATACAACATTCCATCTTCAAAAATAACTGGGTCTAATATTACGTTTTTGTCTTGCTCATCTTCAAAAGGACTCTTTTGATTGGATGCATAACGTAAAGGTCTATTGTGTTCACCATCAAAATATAATAATGGCTTTCTTCTTGTGTTTCTAGAATTAATCGTGTGACTTAATGGTTGATGACCGTTTCTCAACTTATACACGCGGTCTTTTATTTCTTTCTTTTTTTTCATTTGATTTAATTTAAATTTTAAAAAATAGGAGGGGATTGCTCCCCTCCATAAATTATACTATTATTTGAACAATACGAAATTGTTTGCACCCATAGTACATAGTGCTCTTTCTGATAAGAAATTAACTCTCATCTCGTCAACATCGCTAGTAGCTGCACCACCGGCAGAACCAGTAATCCAAGACTTATAACGTCTGTCTTCAGTTTCAGAAGCTCTGTATCTTACGTGTAAGAATGGTCTCTTAGCGTTTCTTCCTAATACTTGGTCATAAACGTTAGTTGAACCAGCTGGTACTAATACACCATCAATAGCTCCACCAACTAAACCACCTCGCATTGTAGGATCGTTAAGGTATTTCCAATCTGTCTTGTAGAAATCATATGCTCTTCTAAATCCAGAAAACCCTAGGTTTAATGCCATCTCTTCGTCATTATCAAATAATCCGTAAGATGAACCACCATTACCATAAGAGTTCTGAGCAGCTAACATATCATCAATCTCGAAAGACGTTTGTCTGTTTAAGAAAAGAACATTCTCTTCAATAGCGCCTTGCTTATCTAGTCTTTCGATAATAGAATCGAAATCTCCTAAATTAGTAATAGCACCTGTAAAGATATTGCCTCTTGTCTCAATAGCAGAAAATAATCCTTCAGAACCAACAAAACCACCAGCAGCAGCACCATTAGCTACAGCTCCTTCAGCTTTAACAGCTTCCACCATTGCAGTTTCTAAGTAATCTTCAAACCTCATTCTTGTTTCGTGCTCTGCTTTTAAATACCATAGGTATCCATTAGCCCCATCTTCAGTAGATACTTCTACCCACCCGATTTGAGCCATATCAGAACCACTAACAGCGTAGTTGTCTTTGATGATAATAGGATTGTTTTCTAGAATAGTGTCAAATGGCTCTAAAGAACCTTCCATTCCAGCTTGTCCTTTTTTAAATTCAGAACCATAGATGAAAACACTTAGCTTTTCTGAAGCACTACCTGTTCCTGTATATCCTCCTGTTTCGTAGAAAGAACAAGTGAAAGTATTTGCAGTAACATTAGTAACAACACCCTTGTTAGCAATACTAGCAAAGCCAGCATTTCCAGATATCATAACTGTTTGTCCTTTTCTAATAGCTATTTCTGATGCTGTACCAGCAGCAGCCATTATTTGGTCTGCAGGAATTAAAGTGTCAGCAACTGTAAATGTTCCTTGTCCAAGTCCAGCAGTAGCGTTAGTAGTTACGTCTGTATATTTAATGTGTAATCTACCTTGTTCTGCCCATTTAATAAGGTCAGAATTAGAAGGCATCTCAGCACCTACCATTCTTAAGAAAGAAGAAAGAGTTCTGTTTCCATATCTCTCAAATTCCTTTTCGTATGTGTCTGGCAAATATTGATTTAAAAAATCAAAACTTGTCATATAGTTTGTTGCGGTTGGTACTCTAGTAGCACTTGGCTGTAGAGCAAAC